CACTCGTTCGTCACGAGCGGCACAGGCGTGGCATTGGAGCTTGTGCGCTCGATACGTGCCCTGGTTCTCGATCGAGAACGTCTCATCACGGGGGAGACCGCAGCCGCCGCAGATGAGCTGCTGCTCGACGTGCCACATGAGCGCTACCGAGCGGTCCGTTTCGGACCAGCTGCTGAAGACCGAGTACGCGATGCCGTGCGCAGCGGCGTAGTCAACCTCTAGTCGGAAGTCGTCGTCCCGACGGTAGCGGGCCCGAAATTTGAAATGAGATCCTCGCCGATGTTGACGACGAGCACGGCGGTGATGATCTTCTGCCACTGCTTGTCAGTGAGCTTGTTGGCCAGCTCGTCGGCTTGCTCGATGCTCATCACCGGATCGACGCAGCACAACGCCAACGCAGCCGGTTGGAACGTCTCATTGTTCCAGCGGAACGCTTCGAAGTCGTCGGGCGGTGGCGGATGGTCGGCGACGAGATCGCGCCACACGCGAGCGCCGACCGACTGCACACGGAACTCAACCGTCGCGGCGGTCGCTTGTGTTTCGAGCGCTCGGATCTCTTCGAGCACGGCTTCGACCTCGGGCAACGGCGCGATGGTCGACGGCGCGGTGGCGGTGAGTTGTGCCCATCGTTCGGTGCAGCGGTCGATCTGCTCGCTCAGCGTTCCGTCGAGACAGACGCTGACCGTCTGCGTTGCCGCTTTGACGGTGTTGAGGATGTCGCCTATCTCCATCAGGCCGCGACGGCTGCGTTCAATGCGGGTGCCTCGGGGACGGCCAGGTCGTACTGCACCATCACGCGTGCGTTCTCGGCTGAGTCTTCGATGACCGGCTGTTGCGTGATGGCGGGATAGACCTCAACCTTGTCCGCCACCACGACGGCGGTCGTGAACGGCTTGGCCCGACGCACGATGAGAAAGCCGTGCGTGTTGCGCACGCCGAGCGTGTCCCATGCAGTGTCATCGGTGCTGTCACCACGGAAGCACTTGAGCGACAGCTTGTTGCCATACGTGCCAGGGATCTCACCCGAGAACGACGTCGAGATGTTGTCATTCTTGACGATGTTGTTGCTCGAACCGATCTTGAGGCCGTCCTTGCTGACGGTGGTCGTCAGTTCGGTGGCGGCGGTGATCTCGGCTGCGGTGGGGGCTTCGATGTCAGCGACAGTGTCGGCCCACCAAATACGGGTGTTCTCATCATGGGTATACGTAGCCACGGGGTCAGCTCCTAAAGGTGGGATGTGTCGAGGCGATAGCGGTCGATGCCGATGAACAGCGGGGGGTTGACCGACTCGTCAACGGTCACGCCCACCGATGTCTCATGGATGAGCAGCACGGTCGAGCGACCGGCGATGGTGAGCGGCACGTGGTTGCCGAGCACCGCGGCGGCCTTGTCGGCGGCGGTCTCGGCGGAGCGTCGGTCGACGCCGATGGCGGTGACTTGGTAGCGCAGTTCGGGATCGGTGCTGCGATCAGCGATCGACGCGTTCGGCCCGTCCCGATTGTGGTTGATCGGGTACAACACGAGGTAGGTGCGGAACACTGAGCTGCCCTCAGCGCCCGTCCAGCCGCCGTCTACCGGCTTGCGAGCATCACCGACAGGTAGACCAGTGCTGAGCAGCCGAACGAGCACAGCAGCGGTCGCCGGTTGGGTCGGGATCACGTGTCGAGGATGGCGGCAGCGACCGCGTTGAGAACGTCGGTCTGGTGTTGACCGATGTGCGGGTCGAGTGAGTTGGCGACGAACACTCGTGGCGCCATACGGACGGTGCCCAGTTCGATGAAGCGACCGACGTACCAACTCGGACCAATCTCCGCTTCGGCAATGCTCTTGTTGAACTCAGCGCCGCCCGGTCCGGTGGCCTTGATCGAGTTGCGGGTGCGCTTCGATTTCGTCGGCACGTTCTGACGCTGCGTTGCCGCGACCTTCTTGGCGGTGGCTCTGACGACAGGCAACATGATCTTGTCGACGTCACGGCCGGTCACCCGTAGCAACCTCTCCAGGTCGGCCAGCGTGATGAACTCGCTCACAGCGGCCGTCGTTGCTGGTCAACGCAGAACGCTCGGCGGGCGATCTGCCATTCGTCGTTCGGCGTGTCGAGCACGCGCAACGTGAGCCCGGTGAGACCGGCGTCATGACGCGAACTGTTGACGGTGACGATGTCGCCAATCTGGGCGTCAGTGTCGACTGGCAGTTTGCACATGAATCCTGCCAGTTCGATCGACTCACCACCGGACGTGACGACGGTCGAGACATCGGGTCGGATCAGGGCGGGCCCGCGATAAATCGTCGTCGGTGGGCTCGGCGTATAGCTGGCGGTGGCGTCGTCGAACACGGGCGGTGTGCTCGACGAGCGGGCGAGCGTGACCGTCGTGTCGTACAGGCTCTTCTGCCGCACTCGCATGCGACGGATGAACGCATCGACCTGGCTCATGTGAGCCGCACCGATGCGAACGTCGAGCGGCGGTACGTATTGAGGATGCTCAGGTGCTCGGGCGTCCAGGCGCCGAGCTTGACGGGCTTCTGATAGTGCATCGAGTAGCCGTCGATGGACTCTGATTGCACGTTGAGCGCACCGAACGCGATGAGCGTGGCCACTCGTTCGGCGACGACGAGCGCGACATCAGGGGGTGACTCGGTGTAGCCGTGCGAGTAGACGGCGGTGAGCTGCGTTGGTTCCCACAACGGTTCGATGACACAAAGGCCGAGCGCGTCATACACGTCGCCCCACGGGGAATCGTCGTCGACGAAACCGAGCGGCCAGATGCGACGGATGTAGCCGTTCTCGGTCCACTCGTACGTGCTGGGGGCGATGGTGATGCCGTGTCGTTTGAGGCTGCTGATCGCCGTCACGGGGTGTTGCGGCAGACGGACGACGCCGTCGTGAGGGTGCAGCACGACGACGTCATCGACGACGTGATCGAAGTCCTGTCCGGTGTAGCGGCGCACGACAGCGGAAACCATCATGATGAGCTTGCGCGTTCGTTCACGATCGGCGGCTTCGATGGCCCCGCCCACGGCCTCAACATCTGAGAACGTGGCCAGGGCCATCGGTGCCATCTCGCTCAGCCGCCTGACTGCGCGATACGGGTCGTGGCGTCGGGAACGATCGGCGGGCAGCTGGCCCCGCCGGTCAACGCGTACGCGTCGGCGGGCGCTTGATCGACGGCAACGCCGATGAACGACGGTGTCGGCGCGGCCTTCGTCGGCTTCGGCGCTGGCGTCGGTTCGATGATCGGCTCATCGGCCATCATGCGGCCTTGAGGACGGCGAACGGGTAGCGATTGGCTTCGACGGTCTGGTCGAAATTGATGGTGTTAGCGACCTGCCAGGCGTAACGAGCGACGACGCGGAGCGCCACCATGTCCTGCTGGGGCAGGTTGTAGATGATCGAACCGTCAGCGCCGGTGATCACCGCCTGATCGAGGACCTTGTAGGTGACGTCCTGACGAACACCGACGATGCCGTTCGTGTAGTCACCAGCGATGGCTTGCGTGGCGCCGGAACCGGTCGGCCACAGACCACGCATCGGATAGGTGAGATCGACGCCGTAAGCGCTGCCGCTGGTGACCTGTTGGGCCAGCTCTTGCAGGGACTCGCCAGTAGTGGCACGTGCCTGACGAAGCCAGCCCTTGGCGGCGATGTGAGCGATGATGCCGTTCACGTCGAAGCCGTCCAGCTCGACGGTGGTGAACAGGTCGGAGAAGTCACCGACGATGCCGCCAAGGGCTGCGCTGTTGGTGCCGTGGGTGACGGTGTTGCCCGCGGCGACCGCGGCAGTGACGATGTCGGTCGGCCAGCTGGCGGGCTTGTTGACGCCAAAGAAGATGGCGTCGTCGAGCAGGCGTCCGAGCGCGGTGGCCAGCATGGGCTTGATGGCGCCCCAGATGTCGAAGCTCGCATCGTCGAGCACGGCTTCCGGGATCGGGACGATGGTCGCGATCTCTTCGACGTTGAGGTACTTGTTGTCCCAATTGACTTCGGTCGTCTGCTTCAACCCGGTGTCGCCATTGACAAAATACGCGATGGGGAGCGCGGCCAACACCGGCATACGGGTCTGGCTGGTCGACATCGGCACGTGCCGGAACAGTGAGAGCGCAGCCGACTCGGCGACCACGGTGGTGAGGATGTCGTTCGACACGACCTCGGGGACGAGCGCCTGGGTGTCGGCGCGGCTGATGATGCTGTTGTAGGTAGCCACGGGTCAGACCTCCTGTGAGGTTCTTGGTTGGTTGAACGGCGGTCTGCCCGTGGCGGGCAATGCCGTGTTGTCAGGCGCGGCCGGTCGCTCGACGCAGCCGCGCGTTCATGTCGTCAGCGTCGGTCACGAGGGGACGAACGCCAACGGGTACACCGGGTGTGGTGCGGGTCTTGACGAGCGCGGCGAGGCTGTCGGCATCTGCCGCCATCTCGTCTTCGGTTGTGCCTTGCAACCGTCCTGCCAGCTCGGGGGGCAGACCTTTGGCGACCGCCACCTTGTGACGCGTCAGAGCCATCTCGGCTGCGGTGGCGCGTGCTTCGGCTTCGGCGTTGGTCTTCTTCATCCGGTCGATCTCGGAGAGATCGGCATCTTCCCGGTCCTTGAGCTTCTTACGGCTGGCCTCGGCTTCCTTGTTGGCCTTGGCCAGCGCCGCCTTCATCGCCTTGATGTCATCGGCCGTCGCGGTCGGTTCATTCTCGGGCGGTGGATCGTTGCTCGGTGGATCAGTGGGGGTCGGGTCGTTGGGCTTGTCGTCGGGTTCGGCCATCACGGTCGCTTTCTGTCGGTCGAGCCATCACGGCTCTTCGGTGAACGTGTCGCCCGCACGAGTGAGAATCGCTCCCATCTCGCCGTGCTGTTGAATGTCGATTGCTTCGGGATCGGCGGCTTCGGACGGTGCCGTGTCGGCGAACGTCGGTTCGTTGGTGCAGCCGCAGTTCGGGTGACCCGCCATCTCGGCGGCGTCGTTCGCTTGCATGCCATCCGCGGCCGAGCAGAGATCACAGGCGGTCGCGTCGGCGACGCGCTGCCAACCGGTGATGCGGTCGTTGCTCGCTTGGAGGATCTGGTTGGCGACTCGACAAGCGAGCCAGACGTCGGTCAGCGCCAGCAGCTCAGCGCGCCCTCGGCCGCGTTCTTGGGCTTGTTCAGCTTCAACGCCGTTCGCTCGGGCGTCGTCATAGACGGTGAACGGTCGCTCGTACTCGGCGAGCGGATCGACATTCCGCGCCGCTTGCCCGGTCACGTCGGCGGCGGTGAGGTGGGGCGGTTGCATGTGCGCGACTCGCGCCACGTAACCGGTCGTGATGAGTGCCGCTCGCATCTGGCCTTGAGCGACGATGCGGGTCGCTTGCTGGGCAAACGTCGATACTCGTGCCGCGTTGTAATCGGGGAGGCGATCCCATTGAGCGGTGACCTGCTGGGCCGTCTTGAGCCTGATGGCGCGTAGGCGGTTCTGGTAGACGCTGATGCTCACGGACTACCCAGCCGCGGGAAGTGCCGCTTTCGGCGCTGGCGGGCCAGCAGCCAGCGCTGGAGGAGGCACAGCGGCGAGCGTGGGCGCAGCAGGCGGGAACGACAGGCCGGTGGCGACATCTTCGGCGCGCATCGTGTCGAGGACGTCGATCTCGGTCGGGGTGTAGCCGATGACTTCCATCACCGCTCGGAACGGCAGACCGATGGCATCGAGCTTGACCGCGGCGTCAACGATCTCGGCCAGGCTGCGCGACTCGGGGTCTTTCCAGACCATCGACATCGCCATGTCGTCGGCTCGCTCATCACCGTCGACCTTGAGGGCAAGGCGCATCACGGTCTCCCATGACTCGGTGAAGCTGTCGCGGCGTTCGAGCACCTTGGCCACCAGGCCGGTCTCGGTGGCTTTCAAGCTCTCACCGGACGGGAACGCACCGGACTGGCCGAGCAGGTAATGCGGTGGCGTACGAGTAATGGCAGCGAGATGCTGAATATCGGCTTCGACGGACTTGATGTAGTTGTCAAGATCCGTGGCGCCGAACTCGCCGAACTTCGCCTCGGGATCTTCGCTCATCCAAAGGCGATTGACGGCCACTTTGAACGGCTCGACATCGTTGCCATCTTTGTCTTTCGGGATCTCCATCCCGGTCACCCATCGTTGTTTGAACGATGAGAAGTTGCTGGTAACGAGGCGGTCAAGGATCGTCTTGTTGATGCGGTCTTGGATGTCGAGCACGCCGCCGTCAAGCTCGCCCATCGGCTCACGAAGCATGTCGCAATCGGCGACGAACTCAACCAGTGGGACTTCACCCACCGGGTTCTCGGCCAATGCTTCGATGTTCTCAATGTCGTCGAAGCGCTCAACCCACCGGGTGGTTGTCATGCCCTCGTGCCATGGGGCTTCCCAGTTGGCGACCTCTTGCGCCGACCAGACGGTGGCGTACTGCATCTTCGCCTCGGGGTCGGCATAGAGCTTGAGACCGTAACGGCGCTTCATGGCACAACCGGGCGCATAGTCGACGATGACCTGCGAAGGGTGCTCGGGCGTGATCTGCGGAGCCTTACCGTCGTCACTGGGCCAGACAAGGACGAAGCCGCGACGGGCGACGAGCGCGGCATCGTGCACGAGTCGGCTTTGCAGGTCGAGTTGGTTGCCCTGCCAGTAGCGTTCCCACGCTTTCACGTCGCCCTTGTCGGTGCCGCTGAACTTGATCCCGGTCACCCGCAGTCGTTCGGCGGGTGCCTTCACGACGAGGCGGCACCAGTTGCTGCGGCTCATCTGGAGATAGGCGCGATAGGCGTCGATGACCTCGCGGGGTGCCCACGGCAGCGGATGATCGCCGCGGTAATAGGCGTACAGGCGATCAATTTGCGGCTGGCGTTCGATGAGTCGTTTGACCAAACGGTCGCGGACCTGTTCGAGAGTTTCCAAACAGATCACCTCATCTTCTCAGAACCCTGCGGTGCGGTATTTCTTCTTGATGGGCTCACGGAGCATCGCTCGTGACATCGCATTGATCATGGCGGCAACACCGTCGATACGTTTCGTGGAGCGTGACCGATCGGGTTTGACGGGCTTGATGTTGCCGTTGTCGTCGTAGCGCACTTCGCAGCAGTCGACGTTCCAGCGCAGCACCGGCTGTCCGCCGTGACGGAGCATCGGCTCATCTGGGGTCGAGCCGAGCACGGCGCGCTCGATCTCTTTGCAGGGACCGGACAAGGTGCCGTAACCCTGACGGGTCGGCACCATCACGTAGCCGTCGTTCTCCATCATCTGCACGGTCTCAGTGGCGTTCCAGGGATCGAACGCGACTTCGGCGACCGAACAGCCGAGCCGGGCGATCTCGGCGTAGATGTCGAGGCGCATCGAGGCGTAGTCGACGACGTTGCCCTCGGTGTAGAGCAGCGAGCCTTCAGCGTGCCAGCGGGCGAAGCTGAGATTGCTCTTGCGTTCGATCTCTTCGGCTCGTTCTTCGGGCAGCCAGAACATCGGGTGCACGATGTAGCCACGCTCGGTGTGGGCGATCAGCACGAACGACGTCAGGTCAGTAGTCGAGCTGAGATCGAGCCCGCCATAGGCGATCTGATCTCGCCACTCGTCGTCGTTGATGAGCTGTCCGCCGTTGTCCCAGCGTTGCATGGGCAACCAACGAACGGTCTGCTTCGTGCGGATGTTGAGATGAAGCCGCAAATAGGAATTGAGTTGCGCCGGTGATTGCGCGGCTTCAGCGGCTTTACGTTCGAGATAGTCCGCCAATACGGTGATCCCGTAACCAGGGTTTGCATCACGCAATGTCGTCTCGGCGAACGGATCGAAGTCAATGGCCGTCTCATCAGCGCCAAAGACGACGCCATAGAAGGTGTCATCGACGATCGCACCAGAGGAGACACCTTCGAGATACTCCCGCTTGGTGTTGTAGATACTGGCGTTCTCTTCACCTGCGTCAGCAGTGGTGATGAACACGATGACCGGTTGCTCACGCGAGCCGGTGCCGCTTTCGAGAGCCTCGACCAGGTCGGGGTTCTTGTGCACGTGCACCTCGTCGATGACCGCGGCGTGAACGTTAAGCCCATGCTGTCGGGAACCGTCGGAGCTGAGCGCACGGAAGATGGAGCCGGTGACCGGATGCTCAAGTAGTGAGCGTTGGATGCCGCGCTTGCCGAGCTTGGCTTTGATGCCGGGCGAGCCCGACGCCATGTCTCGTGCGGCTCGAAACACAATGCCCGCCTGCGGGCGGTCACCAGCGGCGGCGTAGACCTCGGCACGTGGCTCACGGTCGGCGAGGAGGAAGTACAACGCGAGACCGGAACAGATGGTGCTCTTGCCGTTCTTGCGGGGGATCTCGAACCAGACGGTGCGAATGAGACGTCGGCCGTCTTTGCGCTTGAGACCGAACAAGGGGGCGATGAGATAGCGCACTTGCCAGTCGAGCAAGCGGAACTCACGACCGGCCCAACGGCCGATGAGCTGATGCAACAGTAGGAAGAACCGCAGCACTCGCTCGACGGCATCGGCGTCGAAGGTGACGCCGCGTCCGCCGCGGATGGTGGGCGTCTGGATGAGCGGCTTACCACGCCACGGTGATCGAGTGATGAGCCCGTCCGCGGCCCATTGCTCGACCGCTTGGTCTATAGCTCGCTCAATCGAGGATCGCCGTTGCCCTTTCGTCACTGTCATCTGCCGTATCGGGCACCTCGGTTGAGTAACGATCAGATGGCGTCAAGCAGAACCGACCGCCAATAGCAATCATGATCGCCGCTTGATCACGGATGACTTGCATGGCCGGATGCTTGACGACACCGTTGCCGCCCGCAGTAGTTCGAGCAGTGATCAGAACATTGGTCTGATTGACGAGCACGACAGCTCGACGATGATGCACGACGGCGGTGCAGTACGTGGCGAACAGGTCGACGTCCCATGTCGTCAGCATCGCTTTCGCGATCATCGTCGGAGCGAGACGCTCCCAGACTTGACGAGCGTCGTCGTCGAGATAGTCGGGAGCGACGACGGGAAGCTCTAACGGCGGCTTGGGCTCGGCACGATTGATGCGATCGGGTCGTGTCTGACCGCGCAGCAAGCGCAGATTTGTCGGTGCGGGCTTCGGGCCTGGCTTGCTCATTCTTCAGCCCCCATTCATAAACTGCTCGGATCTCGTCATCGTGTGCGCTTGCG